TCGTCGAATCGCGTCAGCACACGCCGGTAGTCGTCCGGGGTCAGCAGGATACGCAGCATCCCGAAGATGTCCATGCGCCGCGAAGCGACGTCGAAATCCTCGCGGCCGAGCAGCGTCCCGGGCCAGCGGGCCTCGATCGGCGGGTCGAATCCGGGGATCACATACGGACCGGCGTCATTGCGTGTCATCTGCAGCCCGGACCGCCGGGCGCGCTCACGCAGCTCGGCATACGCCTCGATCGCATCGGTGTCCGAGGCCGGATCCGGCGTGGCGGCCTTCGCGGCGGGGCTCGGCTTGGGCCTGGCGGTGCGCTTGCGCGGGGCGGCAGCAGCCATTCAGAATCTCCTGAAGTTTGTTGTGTGGGAATGGAATCCGGACGGCGCGGAGAGTAGAAACCGCGCCGTCCGGAGTGCGGAAACCGTCAGGAGACGGTGACCGTGCAGGTACCGGTCAGCGGCGTGCTCGAGCCGTACGGCGTGTACGACGCGGTGATGACCGAGCTGCCGGTCGCGACCGCGGTCACCAGGCCACCAGCGGACACCGTGGCATCCGCCGGCGTCCCCGAGGAGAACGAGCACCAGGCGGTGACGTCCATACCGTTGGAATCGGTCACCTTCAACTGCTGGGTCTGCACCGGCGAATGCGTCAACGTCGCGGTCGAGGGCGTCACGGTGATGCTCGTGACCTGCGTGAATCCGGCATCCTTCGCCAGCGCGATGTTGCCGACACCCGCGACACCGAAGTCGTACAGCGGCCCGACAGCGCCGTCGCTCGACACGTATGCGCTGTCCTCGTAGATCGTCAATGTGCTGGGGAACGCGATCTCGGATCCGTCGACGAGCGACATCTTTCCGACCTTGGGGCACGCCACCTTGGGGAAGATCCAGAACGGATAGACCTCACTGCCGGGCAGTCCGTCGAAGGCCAGCACGATCATCGAAAAGTACTGCTGGATAGGCGATGCCGACTTGTGCGCCCTCCACTCGCCCGAGGTCGGATTCACCCACACCTGCGACATGTCGACGCCGTAGAAGACGCTCATGTTGACCTTGCGCCACTCCTGCGCCGTGTAATCGATGCTCACCCCCTCCGAGGTGATCACCGTGCGGCGAGGCACGAGGGAGCCTGCACCCTCGACATCGCTCGTCTTCCTATCCGGTGTGATGTCGATCCCCGCCTTTTTCTGCAGCTCGCCGCCGGTCGACCAGCCGGGCTGCAGGCCCTGCAGTGCGCCCGAGGTCGGATCGCAGATGCTCGAGGGGATGTAGGTCGCCCCCGGGGACCATGGATGCAGGGCCACCATGGAGTTGAGGGGGACCGTGACGAGGGGGTCGTTCTTGCCCTTGAGCTGCTGAAACAGTGCAACGGACATGGGTGATTCACTCTCCAATCAGGGAGAAAAGGAAGTGGTGGCCGCGCGTCAGGCGGCGGCCATGATCTGAGCGACGATCGGGCCGTAGTCGGGCACGTCTCGCGGTAACCGGCATACGACGCCGAGCGTGTGCACGACGAGCCGGTTGTCGGGGTTGAGTTCGGGTGCGATCTCGGGCCCGTCGATCTCGTACACGTCGGAGACCTGCGTGTAGGAGCCGTCGGCGCGCTTGACAGCGCCACCGGAACGCGGGAGGGCCAGCATCATCTGCCGCAGATACTCGAGGATGAAAACCGAATCGTCGCGGGTCGCGCCGATCACACCGAACTGCACGCTGGCCGGATCCATGAGCTTGCCCTGATCCGACGCGCCGCCACCGCGGTAGTAGCGGATGACGGGCAGCAGATCGTTGTAGTTCTCCGGAATGTAGCTGCACAGGTACGGGCGCCTCGGGGAACCGTCGGCGTTCATCACCTGCACCTGCTGCTGCGTGTTCGGGTCGATCGTGTAGACGTCCAGCAGGTTCGTGAACGGCCTCGACGCGTCCTGGCAGACCTTCTCCCTGTCGGGCCAGCCGCCTACATAGAACTCCGGGCCGACGATCATGTCGCGGCCGCCATCAGGTCCAGCACCTTGTTCAGGTCCCGTGCCGGGGCCTGGAAATGGCGGCCGGTCCGGAACGCTCCGAACTGATCCGAGAGCGTGTACGGTGCGGGCGAATCGGCGCCACCGGCGATCAGCTCGGCGACGAAACGGTCACCGTGCACGCCACCGACGTGCACGCTGGTGCGCGCCGAGGACACCTCACGCCCGGTGCGGGCATGCCGCCCGGCAGTGAGCCTCCAGAACGCGAGCGCGCGCAGGATCTGCACCTGCACCAGGTCGCGGCACTCATCGCTGACGTTCCAGGCGGTGATGAACGGGTTCGGTACGGGCACATTGTTTTTCATTTCGCACCCACCTTGACCAAGTCGACGATCCGCCCGAAGCACATGCCCGCCACGAGCTGAGAGTCCGCGAGTTCCGGCGTGCCGACTACATGCCAGCGATCACCTGCGGCTCGGGTGACGACCGAACCGAGCCCGATCGGGTCGTCGTCGGGGAACAGCGCCTGGCATTGTGTGACCGGGAGCTGACCATGCTCGGTGCTGTTGGTGACGGTGCCCTTCAGTCCGAAGATCACGCCGTCCACCAGCCGCGGCGCGACGGGCGACGGATTGCCATCCGGATCCGGCTGCGCCTTGTCCTCGACGGTGACCGATTCAGCAGCCGCCGAATACAGCACCGCTGCCCCTTCGTCGCCACGGTTGCACCTTCGCAGTGCCGAGATTCGCCTTGCGCTTGCGCATCCGGACCGTCGAGAGCTCCTCGGGCGTGAAGGCGATCCGGCCGCTCGAGACCGCCGGATCCCACGAATTGGACTGCCCCATCACGGTGACTGCCCGCGATCCTGCCGGGTTGCGATACAGCTCGAGTACCTTCTCGGTGACCAGGAATTTCACCCGCTCGAAACGCGCCGGATCCTGGTCTTCGCTGAATGTCGCCAACGAGGGCACCAGGCCGACCAGGCGGGCCTCGACGGCACCGATCTTGGCCTCGACCCACGCCTGCCGAGAGGCGGGAATGACTCCCTCATACTCGGCCTGCACGTCGGTCAGCTGCGCGAATTGCCCCATGATTCAGGGCCTTTCAGCAACCGGCTTTGGCGCACGCGGCGATGATGTCCTCGCGCTTCCAGTCCGGCTCGACTTCGATGCCGTTGCTGCGGGCGTACTCGGCCCACACAGGCTGACCGGAGCCGATGCCGTTTTCCGGCGGCCGCGACGAATCCGCGGCAGTCGGTGTCGCGTCGGCGTCCGGCACGGGGGCGTCCGATACAGGGACATCCGGCGTGGGGGCCGCTGCCGCGGCTGGCTGCGCCGGCTCGGGTGCCCCCGCGCGAACTCGTGCCGCGGCGCGCGGATCGGGCGCCCCTTCGCCCAGCACGTAGGGGTTGGTGATCATCCCCTGCGTCCAGTCGGGCAGCGGATCTCCCGGTGCGAAGCTGTGCAACGCCCCGTCGCGGTGCAGGTGCACAGTGAAATCGCTGTGATTCTTCATCATGCGACCGTCGCGACCAGCAGTTTGCGCGGATCCGCGAGCACCGGCAGCGCGACCGCGTCCACGAAGGTCCGCTTCAGGAACGGGGGCGCGTCCTCGCGCACGAGGATGCCGATGATGCCCGCCGCGGATTCGACCTGCACGTTGTGCGCGGCCAGTTCCAGGCTCGTGGTCGGTGTGCCCCACGCGGTGAATCCGAGTTCGCTCACGTCCTGCGGCAGGAACATGAACAGGTTCGCCGGGATCGGCCGCTGATTCTGGCCGTCCACCTCGAAGAATGAGTTGTAGACGTTGTCCATGCCGATCGGCGGCAGCCCGAAACCGGCCAGCAGATCCGAGATGTCCTGCAGCGTCACATGCGTGACACCGGTCTGGGCGCCCTTGATCTGATAGATGAGGTTCTTGTTGAACTGCAGCTGCCGCGCGGTGGTCAGCGACAGCAGCGTGCGACCAGGAGGCGCACCGTTGAGAGCGACCCAGATATCGTTCCACGCCAACATGTCCGTCAGCGGGTTCGAGTTCTGGGTGTCCGACCACAGGGTCGCCGCAGTGACCTTCTGATCGGGCGGGATCGCGTAGTCCAGCTGCTGCTGGACCCCGTTCTCGTTGATGTTCAGCACGCCATCCGAAAGCACGTCACCCCACGCCAGCTCGACACGGTTCTGCGTGTACCGGGTGAGGTTCTGCAGGTCGTTGTAGATGGCATCGACCAAAATCGACTGGATGGTGCCGCCGTACATCTTGAATTCCATCTGCCGGCGCTCGTATTCGCCGACCGAGAGCTGACCACCCAACGGCAGCATGCGCACGCGCTTCTCGGCACCGGTATCGCGCGGCGCCACCCAGTAGGAGCCGTCCCATGCACGGAATTTGGCCGCGACGTTCGTCTTGGTGATCACGGCGAAGTCGATCTCGTCGGTCTGATACGTCCGTCGAGGGAACATGTTCGTCAGACCGAGATTCGATGGGAGCGGCAGCTCCTGGGTGAAGACGATGGTGTCCTCGAGAGGGACAGGACCGTTCAGAAACAGAGACATGGCCTATTCCTCCTCACGCCTCGAAGCGGATAGCCGGCAGCGCCGTCTGACCGCCGCTGTCGATGGATCCGGGACCGGACTGCACCGGCAGATGCGACAGCGACACGACCGCGTCGTTCACCACGGCACCGGTCGGGATCTGACTGGCGGTCGATCCGTCGAAACGGATCGCGGCCAGATCGTCGAACAGGAACCCGTAGGCGGTCTGGCGTCCGTCGCTGGCGTTCGGGTCGTACGGCCCGAACAGGCCCGTCGCGGTTACCTTCCCGATGGCGGTACCCGAGGGGATATAGCCGTTCGGAGTCAGGCCCGGCTGCGCTGGGGTGGTGATCGCCGTCGCGATGGCCGGGGACGTGCCGCCGGTGAACGCCGCGGTCGCCGACAGCTTCGGCACCGTAGCGCCCGCCAGAGCACCATTGAACGTCACGGTGTAGACCGCGCCGGACAGTGTCACGCTCACATTGCTCGCGCCCACATACAGCAGGTCCTCGTTCGGCCCGTAGTAGGGCAGATTCGCGATCGCTGCGGCCACGGCCGCCGCGCTCGCGTTGTACGGCAGCGTGGGAACGTAGGTCGGGTCCTCGGCGAGCACGCCGCCGAACGACAGCGTGAACGTTCCGCCCGTGGGGCTACCCGAGATGGTTACCGTCTGGACTTGATCGGTGGGGTTGGTGGCCCACTTGCTGATATCGCAGGTGACGTTCGGCCGGTACCTCGGGGGCGACAGCAACCACTGCCGATTCCCTACCTGATACTGGCGAGTCACCATCGCAATGTCGGTCGACATGTCGACTTCTCCTTACGTGGTAGTGGTCTTCTTGCCCGAGCGCTTCTGCGCCTCGGCGCGCCCTGCGGCGCCCGGTTGCGGGCCCGGCGGGGCCGGAGGGGAGTACTGGCCCGCGTTCTGCCAACGCGGTTGCTGTGGGAACTGCGGGCCGCGTGGCTGCTGCCCGAACATGGCCGTGAGCAGGCCCATCACCTTCGCCTCGTCGGCGTGGCCGTCCTCGCCGACGAGCTTGGACGGATCGGCGAATTCCATGAACGCGCCGAGACGGTCCTTGTCCTCGCCCAGGACGGTGCTCACGATCGCCTTGACCTCGAGGTGCTGGATCTGCGGCAGAAGCTCGGCCTTGGCGGCCGCGGAGGCGGCGTCAGCGGCTTCCTGCTTGGCAGCTTTCAGCGCCTTCTCGTCGGCGGTCAGCCTGTCCGCTTCCATCGCCTCGACGCGCGCTTGCAACTCGCTCACCTGCTGCGGGGTGAGCTTGTACGCCTTGGCGGCGTCCTCGTGCTTGCGGCTGTGATGCTTCCAGTAGGCGACCTGCTGCTCGGCGGTCATCTGCTCGAGCGGCGTGCCTTCCGGGAAACCCCGGTCGGTCCCTGCGCCGGGAATCTTGGCCGCCGCAGCAGCGGCAGCTGCAGCATCGTTGGGAGTGGGAGCCGGGGCGCCGGGCGTCGCGCCACCCTC